AGGCAGGTGTACTAAGGAAATCAGTAACTCGACCCCAAAGAGTCTGCTTACGCTTAGGCGCCTCCCCTGTAGCGGAAAGTCCATTTGCCAAGAATGTAGATATAGGTGTCTTGCTAAATTTAGAATTAGCGAGAATATCCATGGCTGCTTGGGACAAACCGACCTTATTCCGGATCTGTCCCAGGCCCGGCTGGCTGGAAAACATATTGCCGAAATCGATCGGCTTATAGCCCTCAAGCATATTAGTCCTTAGCGTTAAGCTTACGGTTAGGAGTTACACTCTGTCGTGCAATCACACCACCAATAGCAATAACTACCGGTTCCAGAATAGCCTGAGTAAGCGGTTCGTGAAGGAGAATATCCTTCACTACTACACCTATTGCAAGCACCAGAGTAATATAAGCTACAGGCTCATGACTAAACTTAAGACTCATCTGAGCTTCCCTTGGTATGCGAGAAGAGCATTAATAGCGTTATTAATATCCGCGTTACTGAACTGGGCGCCACTAAGCGGACTCTGTCCGTTACCAGACATGCGGTTACGTAGAAGGTCAATAAGATAAGCGTCGTTTACCTTATTCTGAACGGGTTGTCCGTACTGATCCTTCTGTCCAGAGTCATACTTTCCAGCAATAACATTCGGGTCCTGCATCACATCATTAATAGCATCCATAATGGCATTGGAGCTAAACGTGTCTCCCCCACCCTGTGCTCCCCCACCGTAAATCTCACTCAAGTAGTTAGCAGCTCCAGAGGGCCCATTAGTACCCTTAAACAAAGAGTTACCACTCTGCTGGTCCTGCATCTTAAGTTGAAGATTAAACAGGTCCATAAGCCTGTTATACTGCTTATCCTCCTGAGACGCTACGCGCTGGCTATCCTGCTGCTGAAGTTGTGCAATCGCCTGCTGAATAGCAGACTCTCGACCAGCCTTAAGTCCGGAAAGTTTACTTCCAGCCTGCTGAAGATAATTTTCAAGCTGAGCGCCAATATCCTGAGCCGCGTTAACTCCTGCGAGCTGAGTATTATCTGCACTCTGTCGATTATAAGAAACGTCAGCATTCTTCATCTCACTAAGAAGTTGAAGTGCTGCGGCTTCATCAGACTGACTCTGGTTCTGGAAATATGCTTGATCTTCCATAGCTTGCTGAGAAGCTTCCGGAGCTGCGGCCTGAATACCAAGCTTCTTAAAAAGTTCAGCCTGTTGTGCTGCCTGCTGGTCGTATTCACCTTGCAGCGCGGATTGAGTCTGGTTATACCGGTCTTCGGTCTCTTTAGATGCCTGTGCCATCTGATTAGTAATCTCAGGCATCTGGGCAGCAATATCCTTAGCCAAGTCACCGTACATTTGCTTGGCTTGTTTCTGATTCCCTGTAGCCCTCTTTTTAGTTGAGGACATTTGACCCTGTAGTTCCTGAATAAGCGGATCAAATTGTGCGCCAGCCTGACCCTGGGCAATTTGCATAAGCTGGTCATACGGAGTTGTGGGAACATTAATGTTGTTGATCTGATCCATAAGCTGCTGGAACGGATCTTTAATCTGACCAGTATCTACAAGACCAGAACTCTGCTGTGCCTGTTGCGCAGCTTGACGCCTAATAGCGTCAGCAAGAGAATTAGCAGTACCGCTAGTATCCCAGGGTCCCGGACGCGCCATTTAAATTCCCAACTTCGCTGAACGTCGCCTAAGTGCATCCTGCTTAGCCGCAGTCTGTTCCAAACCGAGCTGACGAAGAAAGTTAGTCCTCTGCATAGAAAGGTCACCCAGTTTATCTGATTGACCAGTCTGAAGATTCTTCACCTTCGAATTAAACTCAGTGTTATAGTCTCCAAGGGCCTTAGCAAATACGCCAGACTTAAGGATACCTCGACCCGCAAAATCATTCTGCTGGTCCTCTCTATCCTGAGTCCCATGGAGATTAAGCTGACGAATCATTTCAGCATAGTCGCGCTTAGTGATACCAGTCTGGCGCTTATACTGAGCATTATAGTCAGTCTTGGACTTGTTATAATTAGCAAGCTGCTGCTGATATGTAGTATCTCCAGCAAGCCACTTAGCAGACGCGGACTTTTTCTTAGCCATTACACCTCCTTACTTATTCGGAATATAGAACGAACCACCACGATAGATAAGGTTAGGCCCTCTACTTTTAAGGGTTTTTACAGTCTTGGAACTACGGTTTTTAAGATTGTAGTTCCAGATATCCTTCCAGTTCATTCCATGCTTTTTAGCAATACCACTAAGGGTATCTCCCTTTTTAACCTTATACACGGTATGACTAGGCTTTGCATTAGAACTTTTAGCCGGGCCAGTCTTAGGGATAGGCTTAGGCTTGTAAGGAGCAGTATATTTAGTTGTTACTGTCTTAGTAGAGTTACCAATCTGGTATGGAATAGCTGCACCTGAGTTATCGCCTACGCCATAGTCAGACTTGGTAAATCCCTTATCTGAGCCCAAGATTCCTTGTGCAGTATACGAGGACTTAGCTGTACCTGCCTTACCTCCTGCCTTCACCTCACCGAGACCCTTAGCAACATCTGCCTTAGCCTTAGTCAGTGCAGGTTTATTAGCTGCATCAAGACGCTTCTTAATAGCAGCTTCCTTGGCCTCAATCTCCATAGACCTTGTAGGCTTAGACGCATTCATAGGGGCTGCCATTATTCAAATACCCCCTTAGTTGCGTATCCGGCTACAGAGGGAGTCATAGGATTCCCTGTAGCGGCACCTTTCATTCTACGCTGAATAGCATTCATTCGCGCTCGTGCCCTATTATCCCGTTCGTCATAACCCTGTGGGCTGGCTACAGGACCAATAGTAGGCATTGGACGACCTGAGCCATAGGTCTTATTACCCGCAGCATACGGGTTAAAGGCTTTCTGTCCGGGAGGCGGAGATGGGACGGGCTTATTTCCAAACAGATCTGAGATATTCATCAGTTCACCGCCTTCGGAACGATCTGTGCCGCCCTAATAAATGCTGTAATAGAGTACAGGTAACAAGGACCATCAGTGTTATTTCCCACTGTAGCCATTTCGACTTTAAATTGTAGGAGTCTAAATCGAAGACTGAGTGGAAATCTGATGAATTTAATCTGCTTACCTGTCCCAGAAGGTACAGGCTGCACTACTCCAGGGATATTAGTAAGCGGGTAATCCCATGTGTTTAGTTCATGCCAAAAATGTGATGCTAGTTGATTCCAAGTTACTTTATAGGCTACAGAGAATGGGAATAGCGTTCCTGTGACTTCTCGACCAGTATAGCAGTTAATACCCCAATGTAGCAAACGCTTAAATCTATGGCTTAGTCCCACATCGAATTGCTTCGTGATCATACTCAGATTAATATCTACATTTGATACATCTACATTGCCATTTTCACGGTTAATCGATTCATAACGATCTTCCATTCGGAAAATCTTAAAGTACATATTCCATGCACCGGAAGAACCATTACCGTTATCGTCTATACCTTTACCTAGTGTCGACCCCGCGACATAGGTGTCATAGCCTCGAAGCAGGTCCGTGTTCGTGTTATCTAGCCTAGTGATTGGGCCAATGTAGTGAATATTGGGGTCACTTGACTCCCAACGTGTCCAAGCGCGCAGGCGAAGGTGGTATACATAAAGTCGGTTGTAGAACCGGACAATGGCCCTGTCCCCCACTACCCTCAGCCAAAATGGATATCTCCAATATTGACCATCAGTATCATACGCATCCTCAGGAAATGAATTATCAAATTCAAATGGTATCTTAACGCTAACTCGAACAAAGTCATAGTTAGACATTTCATACACTTGGTTATACTTTAGAACGAAAATAGAATTCTCATATACATCAACACATCGAGGACCCATAGCCCCTACATCTGTGTTAATAACCTGCAACACTGCTTGGGCAGGGCCAGTGTCGTAAGTAAGGACATACGTGGCGTTGTCTTTAAATACGACAATATTGTCCTGGTATACCACCAGTTCATTTACGGCATCGCCGTCTCCCGGAGCGATATCAAAAAAGTTTGTACCAGGCCAGGTATCGAACTTTGCCAAATCACTAAAGAACAGTCTGGAGTTATTTGGAACAGTACGGCGTCCACTAATCCAAAGTCGATCTTTATATACGATTGAAGCATAGCCCACTGGCATACTAGCGATAAGTGTAACTAGACCTCCGGCAAGGTCATAGACACAGCCTGTACCAGCACTAGTAATATCTGGTACAAGGTAGATATCATTAGCATACCGGTGGGCTTTGCTATGTACTCCATCGGCTATCTTAGCAAGTACCCCGGCATTAACACCGTCTACAAAATAGATATATGAAGCCGAAGCGCCTGTATGTGAACTATTAATAATTACATAGCGATTGGCTTCATACGTACCAGTTCCAATAATCACCTGGTAAGAGTCTGGAGGCTCAGAACTAGTTGTAGTATTAGTGGACTGTCTAGCGTCCAAAACTGACCACGGAGGACGAGATACTAGAGATCCGTCAAGACTCAAATCAAAATTACGGCAGTCTACAAGTTCATCATCTGCAATCATTGCAGGATCTGAGTAGGTGTTAATACCTCCAGCAAAAGGACCAATAGACAGCTCCCTTACTGACGTACCTGAAGTATTAGGCATTAGAAATAACCTCCCCAATAGCCATAGTTACCGTAATTCTCATCTTCCGGCAAAGTTGTAATCCGTGGATAATACTCTTGACTCGTCCACTTATTACGATCCTGTAGCTTCATCATAGTTTCGTCATACTCAGACTTCATAGCTGCGGCTTTCTGGAAATCCTCATCCAGTTCATACCCCAATTTAAGGCAATATCTAACTACTGCGTTATGATACTGAACCGGAACACTTAGGTCATCAGCAAGTGTCGCTACAGGAACGGGGTGTTTGATATAGTAGATAGAAAGTGATCCAGTAAGGGACTCCTGAGGCTTGGGGAATAGGGTAATCTTATTATTCCATACCATGAATATCTCAGGAATTCCTGGGCCATAAGGTGATGTACCAGGTTCAGCGGAGTACCCATCAATATACTCATTAAATTCCGCAAAAGACATAGGCTTCAAGCGATAGCCCTTATACTTAAGGGATCGCAATACACTCATGTCTTCTGGAACGTCATATTCCATCTGATTCTGAACAGTGTCCGTTGTAGCGATGGCCTCCATAAGACCTTCATTATCAGTGACGACTTGTTCTTGTGCGTCATTGATCCAACGGATGATATCGTCGTCAGTTATCTGAACACCGGCTTCGTCACCAAATATACGTTTTACTCTTGTGACGACGTCCTGGACGTTCAAAATCAATCACCTCCCCATTAATTTTAGCAGTGTAATGGGACTTGGTATTACGAATGATCGCGGCTGCCAGTTCGTGGTCCTCTTGTCGCTTATCCTCAGCTTCTTTAGCTAGTACAAGTTCACGGGCCCTGTTGTAATTCTCAAGGAAATTGAGTTTATTGGGGGAATTTTGCTGGTCGGCTTCAAATACTTTTGCCAAGAGTCTTTCATCAGCCTCTTCTGCGAAGCAAACTGCATATGGGGGTCGCCCCATAGGGAAACAGACAACACGGAAGGCCAAATCTTTGGCACTTCGTTTTTCCGGAGGAATCCATTGCAATTGAAGAGTGGAGTCGTAGTCGCGTAGAATCTCATTAACTCTAACCTGTTTCTGACTCACAAAATGGCCGTCTACAGGGAAGTAAAAATTACCATTTATTACCCTGTCAGACATTATACAACCCTCTTAGCCACAATACTAGCTGAATATACAGATCCAGCAGTACCTGCCGCAACTGCAATAATACTGGCTACAGGGGTTCCAGAAGTTACCTTATAACGCACTCGAAGCTGTCCAGTACCTACTCCCCCAGTAGTTCCAGGTACCGGATTCATAATACGCCCAATAGCCGCAGCACCAACTAGAAGACGCATATTAGTAGCTTCAAGGCTGGCTACAGTGGTGCCGCCAATATACGTAATGCACTCAATATCCCATGTACCAACGCTAAGAGCAGGAGTAGTAGCAATAGCCGCGCCCGCAGCGGGAGCCGTAACCGTCGCAGTGTCCGTTACAGATGTGCTATTAGCCGCATCATTAGGTGACGTCTGAACTAGTGCAGCTCCACCAGAACCGGCTGCGCCGACTGTACGCTGTGCATACTTACCATCAGAAATCTTCTCAAAAGAGTTCTGGAGCATAGTGTTAGTGGATTCGGGCTCTGACATATTCCTCCGATTAACAAAAGAAGCGGCTACAGGGGATTACTCCTGTAGCCGCTCCCCTAATGAGGCTAATAATTCTAGCTCTCGGTGACGTCCTCAACCAGACCGTGGGTATTACGGCGGTGAGTACCAAGCTGGCAATACTTGTACAGCGTAGCGTCATAAGCATCATAGCCAATAACTCGCTGCCACTTAGAACCGTCACGGTCCATAAAGCTCCAGTCACTTTCGCGATAGAGCTTAAATTCCTTCTCATTAAGGAAGTACATACGGTTAGGCTGGCAGTCCACATCCGAAATGAGTGGAACGTCACCGCTCTCCGTAGTGAAGACGAGGCCCTTAAATCCGCCCTCGAATTCC